GGAGGGTATAAAAAAAAGAAAAAGGACTTGGAGGATTTTTTGTGATAATGCCATCGTGTAACATAATGTATATGTACCGCAAAAATAACGCATAATAGAACTTATACGTAATAAATATGGAAGGTGAATCAAATGGAAGATGAGGTTAAATCAATTAGTCTAAAATTGGATTTTGATTTGAACGACAGTAACCATCTTATGATTTTCTTGGGAGATTGGTGTTTATTCGACCAAATTTTTACAGATAACCGTTCAATCAAGAATAAGATAAAAAGTGGATTGAAAGTGATACACTGGAAAGAATCTGATAAAAGACTTGCCGAATTATTTAGTAGGTGTCCGTAAGAACAAAAACCAAAGTAAATTAATGGAGGATTGATATTGTGGTAGTGTATGATAAAAAGATGGGAAAATTGTATTCAGATAGAGGAAATATGTTGACATCCATTCCAGAATATTTTTACAAATATTGCAAACCAAATGAAGATAGTAAAAGAGCAAGAGAATTTTTGGAAGATATGGTTTTTGAGTTAGACAATGCCATTATGCAAATAGAATCAACGATGAATGGGGAAGCATTACTAATTTATGAAAAGACAGGTGATTGATTTGAAATATGGGGAAGATGTATTTGCCCACCGTGATGAATTTTTCCATTTAGAATGTATACCTAATGACTACTATCCAGATAGTTCTGCATGTGAAAAATGTTATTATAAAAAAATATGCATAGATGGAAAAATATTCTTTCGTAAGAGATGTTTTAGGATTAAAGACGAAGGGAAATAAGGAGTGTACTCAATATGAGGCAGATTGATGTATATGCACATTGGACTTGGGATTGTCCGATATGTGATGCAAGTAATTATGTGGCATCCAAAGACAAAAAGATAGTCTGCTGTTGCAGGTGTAAGAGAGAATTTGAAATAAGGGATTTTATAGGAGAGGTATTTCGATGAAAGATGAAGACTTTGAAAAGTATTTTGAGAGATTGTTTCCATTATTCAATAGGAACTCACTTGGAAAACCAAGTGCTAAAGAAGAAATAAGAGAAATTCTTGAAGAAGTTGAAAAGAAAGGACACGATAGTAATATTCACTATCAATTATTGAAAGTATTGGATAAAACAAAAGGTGAACCAGATGGAAGTCTATGATAAAGAAGACGGTGGCAAAATATATTATCTTGGTCATTTTAAAATACCAAAATACAACTTTAAAATAGTCTTTTTTAGAAATACATTTGACAAAGACAAATATTGGGAAGAAAAAGAGAAGGAGGCAAAAGACGATGGCGTTAGAAGATGAAATTAATGTGAAGATAAAAGAAAATAGGAAAAGGTATTACCTAAAAGGGATTTCAAATGATGAATTAATTGAACTAAATGGAGAACTAAATGGATTAAAATGGGTATTGCAGTTATTAAAAGAGAAGGAGTGCAACCCATGAAAACTCCACTTGAATACTGCCCCATCTGTAATTGTTTTTATTATGATATCACAGGAAAGAAGCTCTGCCCTCATGAAAAAGATTATCCACACGAAGCAATTGAAAGTAAGGTCAAAATGGAGGGTGATTGAGTTTTGAATCAGCCATATTGTGATAGTTGCACCATCAAGGATTGTGATAGAAGATCTTCAACAAATGGCATGATCACGTTCTGCAGCAATAGGAAACGGAGCAGATCTTCTTATACAGTTCCTGCAAACGTTGAAGTTGTTGAGCGTGATATACAAAATAAATTATTTGATGATCTGGAGGGGGATTAAATCGGGATAAAATATTGTTTGCATTGTGGAGTTCCAGTAACTCAAGGCAATTTTGGTCGTGAAAAGTTGAGATTTTCATTGGGGGGTTTAAAAGGGATGTTTGTTGGATTGCTATGCAAAAGATGTGATGAATTAGATTTTGAAAGGCTATGTGCAGATGTCAAACGGTGGGAAGAAGAAGCCGAAAGGCAAAGAACACCACAATGGCAGTTTAGTTACGCATGGAGAACATGAAATTGACAACGTATTTATAAATAGGGCCAAAACAAATTAACAAGAGGTTTATATATGGAGATAAGTGTTGAATTGTTTGATAAAATCATTGAAGCCCTTGAGGATGCGAAAGATGTATATTGGAATGAGTTTTCTGGGCCTTGGACTTATGCTGACCTCGTTGATGATCTAAAAGAATTAAAAGCAAAGAGTATTCCTCTAAAATAACAATCTTATATAAGCAATTCCAATCCTGGCGGAATTAATATACCCTGATGATCTAATTTTGGGATTTATAGTATATTATGGCAAAAGTTATCATATTGTTTCATAAATAAAACATATGTAACATTTTTTAAACAAATAATCTCGGCTTTGCCCGCTCATAATCTTTTCTGAGCATGGTCTTTGATTCATGAACGTAGCCTTCAGTAGTTTTTATGTTAGAGTGGCCCAATATGGATTTTAGCATGAGCAGATTGCCCCCATTCTCAACGTATTGTGTTGCAAAGGTGTGGCGCAGCATGTATGGCGTTACATGAAATCCAAGATCCTTTGACTTCTTGCAAAGCACGTTTTCAAAGGTCCGGAGCGCTATGTTGAAGATCTTCCCACTGGCCTTATTTTCATAAATATGGCGCCGTAGCTCCAGGGATAATTCCTTACCTATTGGGATTATTCTGTCCTTGTATGTTTTAGTTTCTGTTATCATGATCGTTTCATCCATGAAATCTATATCTGCAACTTTGAGATTCAAAAGCTCTTGGGGCCGGAGTCCAGTTAGTATTGCAGTTTTTAGCAATAGCTTCCACGTTGGATCTTCAAAGGAATCGACCAAGATCCAGCACTTTTCAAGTGATATATTCAATCTGACTTTTTGATGGATCTTTGGCTTCTTGAAATCCCATTCATGGCCTAAAAAACGTAAATACCATTTGATGGCATAATACATGTTGTGCTTGTATGAGGAGCTATAATTTCTATTCATAAAATCATAAAACCACTTTGTTGCTTCATCAGGAGTATCGCCGCCTTTGTATTGTTTTATGCAGCCAATCATTGTGTTTGTTGTTTTTAGGGCCAATCTATTTTGTGCCAAAAACATTGCGAATAGTTGATAATCTATCGCCATTGTTAGTACCTCTTTTCAATTTGAAAATAAGGCCAATCTAAACTCCGATTCAAAAACAGACGCTAAAAGTGCGGGGGAAGGGATTTGAACCCCTGGACCCCTGCGGGAATAGATCTTGAGTCTGATTGGCCCTAATCTTACTTGCTTCTGAAATATATATACCTTGTTCGTGTTATTATCGTGTATTGTGTTGCATATTACCCGAAAGATATATAAACTATGGGCCGTATTAGTACTTGTCTAAGATCACCTGGTTTATCCTTTCCAGGTCTAATCTATTTGACGTGTCAGCTTCAAAGGCCGCCAGGGTGCCTCTAAATTCCTGGAAATTTTCTTAGACGGGTGCTGCCCTCGATTGGCTTGATCACCATTCGCCAGTCACCTAGTACCTACACCGGGCAAACTCAGGTGTTGGCAAGCCCGAGAAAGGCAGCAAAGGAGGAAAACATGTCAACGTTTGAAATTGTGGAACTATTGACAAAACTGGTCCCCTATTTAATGACTGTTGCAATAGGTGCAATAGGCGGATGGGCCATTGTCAAAAAGAAGTTAGCGCAGATTGTTAATCTGGCGCAGAAAGTATTGAACTTCCTGGTGGATCTAAAAGCTGCAATTGAAGATGAAGCAGTTTCAGAAGCAGAATTCCAGAAAGTTTGGGCCAATGGTCAGGAAATACTCAAGGCATTTGGGGAAATAATAGGTTATGACTTTTCATACCTATTTACAGCAAAAGCAAAGAAAGGAAAGTGATCATATGGATCTAACAGAAGACGAAAGGGAAGCCGATCTTCAAGCTGCAAAGGCCCACAGGGAATTGGCCGAAGAGCCGTTGCTAAAAAACAACCCCGACTACGAATCACAAAGAGCATGGCATATATCAGAAGCAGAAAGGTTGGAGGATCATGGCAATAGATCTTGAAAAGGCTAAAGCAGAGGATTATGTTGGCCATGATTTCAAGGCGCATTATATCCCAGGGGTTTCAAAAGAATACTATCAGAAAGCAAAAGATGCAATGACTAAGCTCCTGGCAAAATACGGTGGCCGTGAAGATCTTGAACGTGATGAAGTTGACTGGGCATTTTACAAGGCCCACATGTATGTAGTTGCATCTTATGTTCAGGATAGGTATGATGAAGCCGTTGCTACAAGGGAAGGATTAATCGATAGGAAAAACAAATGGGCAGCTTTTATTGAAGCGCATTCTCATCTTGTGTTTGACATACCCGACTTTGCAATGGAAGCTTTTGATGACTTTATCACCACAGGCAAGCTTAGGGGATTGGAAAATCTTGAATCACTTTATTTGAGGACTGACAATCCAAAAGAAACCTTCAACAAACTTGGCAATGCCATCTACGTTGTGCTGCGAGATATGGGCGAAAAGGCCCCAGCTTTATTGATCTTGCCATCCGCCCACTGTGGACGTGATTGGGAATGGCTTGGTGACATCCAATACACTTCTTGAGGCAGTATGATCCGTCCCTACGATCTTCATGTATTTCCAGAAACTCAAAAAGTATTTCCAGTAGAGCCTATTATTTTCCCAGGGAAAAAGAAGTTTTTCCAGCTGGTGACTTTTTTGGAGTGATCTTTTGAAATGTCCGCATTGTAAAAACCAAAGCCGTTATGATAATGAAAAAACTTGCTATCTATGCGGATCTTTTTTGATACCTGATAAATTGTGCAATGAGTGCAAGGAAGTCGGGGATCTAGTAAATACCATCAAGGGAACTTTTACCCACGGTGAGCCTGCAACAACTTCGTATAACACTGGAAGAAGGGATTATGATGGGCGGCCAATATACCAAATACATTTTTTGAGGAGATGCAAAAAGCATGGTGTCTACAGAGCCGAAAGAAAGCCAGTCGCATAACTGCCCAAAATGCGGCGCTAAATTAAAATGCCCTGAGTGCAGCATCAAAAGCGTCTATTGTGGTAAGTGTGGCAATCTTATCAAAGATCCATCCCTCCACAACTGGACGTGCATTGTTTGCTTTGCTCCGTTGAGGAGGCCAAAATAATGTTTTCTGATGATCTTCTAAAATATGAAAAAATGACTGATGATGAGCTTGCCGATGCAATACTTTCCGGCGCTGTTGTTGACACGATGGCCGTTGCAGTTCTCTTGAAAAGGATCCATGGGAGGGAAAAAACAAGAACATGAGCGAACTGAACATTGTGAGGCTTTTGTTTTTCATTATTCTTATAATACTTGCTTTTGCAGACCTCACAAAAGGTACAGTTGTTGGCCTTATCTTTTGCGAGGCGATTCTTGGCCTTATCATTGCAGGTTGCTGGGTGCATTATATAATTGTTGGGAGGGATTATAATTGAAAAGATGTAAGGAATGCGGGCTTGCCCGTTGTTGTGATGATGACTGCCCAAAATGCGGCGGTGAAATGATAGATGAAAGAGATCTAAAAGACAAAAAGGGGTGTAGCGTTGGAACTCAATGAAGTTACAATCCCCTACAAACAGGGCGAACCTGTCAGGATCTGTGGCCTTGGTGATATACATTGGGGAAATATTGCCGTTGATGAGCAGGCGCTGGATCGTGCAATAAAATACATTTGCGATAATCATGTCTATGTTGTTGGCATGGGTGACATGGTCGATTCAATAAATCCAGATGATAAGCGATTTGACATAAAGACGGTAAGGCCTGATTTTAGGGCCAAACTGGATAACTTGATATCGGAGCAGTATGAGAGCCTTTGCGAAAAGCTCTCAAAAATCCCACAGGAACAATGGATCGGCATACACACTGGAAATCACGAAGAGGTAATAAGGACTCGCTATTACCGTGACGTGACCAGGGACTTGTGCAGGAACTTGAAAACAACTTATCTTGGTTATGAAGCATGGAGCAGGATAAGATTTGAGCGTGGCACAATAAACAAACATGTTGAAGTTTTCAAGTTGTTCTCAACACATGGCTCTGGCGGTGCAAGGTTTGATCCAACAAAACAGTGGAAGATTGAGCATATCTCAAACAAGATTAACGCTGACCTTATTATGATGGGCCATGTCCACTCGATACAGGTTGGCCGTGGATTGAAGGGTGACATACCAAGTTCGGGGGAATTGAAAGAACAGAACAAACCTTACGGTTGGATGCTGACAGGAACGTTTCTCAACAAGTCAACTGAAGGTGTTATTTCATATGCGGAAAGATTCAATCTTCCGCCATCAAAAACAGGGATAGCAACATTTTCCATTTATCCTGAAGAGAGGAGGATCCACGTATCGGCTTAGGTGTTTCCATGTTAACCGTTTTCCAACAAGGAGAGGATGAGATAATCATAGAGAATATCTCTGATAAGATTGTCAATTATATTTGTAGTTCATGCCCTGATACAAAGGTATCCGTAATTGAATCAGAGCCTCACAAGGCACAAATAAAGACGATCAGTTTCACAATAGATTATGTTATTCATTATAATGATCATAAACTTTTGATTCTTTCAACAAAGCACAAAAAAAGATTATCGGTTGTGATTTGATGTTTTCTATTTTCAAAAAAGACCTAAATATGCAGATTAGCGCTGAGTTAATCGCAAAAGATTTTCTTAGAACTGTGAATCATTATGTTGCATTTGCCCCGGCGCCTGGGAAGTTATCCCTCAATATCGCTACACTTCCAATGGACGAAGGGGTACTTGCTTCAATAGCGCTTGAAGATTTCACGACTGCGCAGGATGAGAAAGGAAGGGTAATATTAACACATCTCAACAAAACGGCGCAGATCATACTGGATTATGATGCAAAGATTGTGACTGTGGCCTTTGGGTATGTTCTTTTTGACACGTTTGAAGTACCAAGGGTGCAAAAAACAGATTACCATGGATAATTATGATCATGAAACCATCAAATGGCAGTTTGCATGGCTCTTTGGCATTTGCGGAGGACAAAGAACAATGGCCGATCAGCTTTGCACAAAGCCTCAAGGCTACGGCACAAATCACAAGGGGTATGGCCGTTGCAAATTCCATGGTGGTTGTTCCACTGGCCCTAAAACTGAAGAAGGGAAACTCTCATCGAGGAGGGCGCTTATGGTATCAAAGTTGAAGAGCGGGAAATACTCAAAGCTATCCAAAGATGTTTTTCAGGAAAACGAACTTGACATGTATAAGGCTATAATGAGTTACATGCTTTCAAATTATAGCGTTGATGAGATTGGGGCCGACCAGATTGCCATTGCAATTGTTTATCAAAAATGTTATCTTATCCCCAAGTTGCAGCAAGGGGAAGATATTGATCTAAATCCTACAAGCGATAATATCCGGAAATGGCTTGCAGAATACAAACTGACGCCAAAGTCCCAGGATGCCGAGAAGATTACAATCAATCTGGCCCAAATAATACAGAACGTCCATGACAAAATGGAAAGTATAGAAAGTAAAAGTATTTAAATGCCTAAAATGTCGGGTAATATGTAGTATATGACACGAAAAGAACCTTATTTTATCAATGCAAATGGTGCATTATACCAAGGGTATTGCGAGGAGTCAATGCCGGCTCTCCAGGAAGGCTCTGTGGATCTTTGCGTGACCGATCCTCCGTATGGCTATTCTTTCATGGGTAAGAAATGGGATATTGATGTACCAAGTGTCAAAATATGGCAGGAGCTTTTGAGGGTATTAAAGCCAGGTGCTTTTGCGTTTATTATGTCAGCACCCCGCCAGGATGTCTTTTCTAAAATGATCAATAACATAGCCGCAGCTGGATTTCAAATTAGTTACACTCCTATCTTTTGGGCCTATAATTCAGGATTTCCAAAAGCAAGAGACGTGTCAAAAGAGATTGATAAAAAATTGGGTTATGAAAGGAAGCCTATTGAAATCCCTGGGAAGCAAAAATCGGCGCTTTGCTGGGGAAAGCATTACACTGATGGTCGCCAAGAAGTTGAATTTACGGAGCCGGTGTCAGAGGAAGCAAAGAGATTTTCCGGCGCTTATGTTAGCTTTGTACCAAGGCCAGCAGTGGAAGTTATTATTGTTGCAATGAAGCCAATTGTAAAGGATACCTATTTGGCCCAAACTTTGGATAATGGGAAAGGAGTCACGTGGATGGGTGATTGCCATATCTCAACTGAGGAAGGCACAAGATTCATGTCCAATCTTATTGCTTCCGACGAAATACTTGGCGAGGAAGGTATTTCGTATGATCTTGATGCATGGGATCGCATGAATGTGGATAAGCTGCCGATAGATCTTCAGGCAACTTTCCCATTTTTATTTGTACCAAAGCCAGTGAAATCTGAAAAAGAAGTTGGATGCGAGCTAATGGAAGAAGGCAAATGGAAAGAAAACTCCAAAGCCGATTCGCCAATAGATCGTGCAGGTAAGGCCAGGAAGAACATCCATCCAACAGTAAAGCCTCTAAAATTATTCTCATATCTCATCACTTTAGGCAGCCGAAAAGGTGACACAATAATTGATCCATTTCTTGGGAGTGGTACTGCAGCAATAGCAGCCGAACTCATGGAAAGAAAATGGATTGGATGCGAGCTAATGGAAGACTATGCAAAGACTTCCGTTGCAAGAATTTCGGCCCCCAGGAAGCAAGTCAAGGCCCTGGGAATAATTGATGATATTCAGGAATTGAAAAACTCAGAGTCGCAAATGCGCTTGAGTGCTTTTGTATGATAGATAAATTATCTGATTTATTTGAAAGTTGGTATTATAATCCAGTAAAGTTTAGTGTTGATTGTTTTGGTGAGGAGCCAGACCAGTTGCAAAAAGAACTGTTTGAAGCAGTTGCAAGACACAACAGGATTGCAGTTAGATCGGGAAACGGCCCTGGGAAATCATGGTCAGCAGCTAAACTTGGATTGTGGTTTTTCTTCACTAGGCCTTATTCTGATGTGATCACAACAGCGCCTACGTGGGACCAGGTGCAGCGAGTATTGTGGAAAGAAATCCGTGCAAACATGGCAAAATCTGAAATCTTGAAATCTTTTGTTGATCTATTGCCCCGTGATCCAACAATGTTCATGATCCAGGAAGATGGCTCAAAAAATGATGATTGGGCCATGTTTGGAAGATCATCAACACAAAAGGAAAACATGCAAGGATACCATGCAAAGCATTTGATGTTTATTATTGATGAGGCTTCAGGAGTGGATGATGAAATCTTTGAAGCTATTGAAGGGTCGCAAACTGAAGCCGGTGCAAACAGGGCAAAGATTGTGATGATCGGAAATCCCACAAGAACTGAAGGGTATTTCTTTGAGGCCTTCCACTCAAAATCCCATTTGTGGAAGACAATTCATTTTGATTGCAGATTATCGCCCAGGGTGTCAAAGGATTGGATTGAGCAGAAAAAAGAAGAGTATGGGGAAGATAGCCCATTTTACAAAGTTAGAGTCTTGGGTGATTTTCCATTAGGAGGGGATGATGCTCTCATCCCCTTGTATTGGATAGAAAGAGCAGTTAGTTGATAAAATGGATCCAAATGTAATGGACCTTCTATGGAAGGACGGACAAACTACTTTTATAGGTAAAGGAAAGAAAATAAGAAATGGAATCCAGACCGATGAAGATGCGATCATCATCGGTGTTGTTGAAAAAAAGCCTTTGGATAAGCTCAAGAAAAAAGATATAATACCAAGAGAAGTTGCAGGCCAAAAAACTGACATTGTGCAAACAGGACGCATCCGTGCAGGCCCCCCTCTTAGAAAAAGAGAGTATGAAGAAGAGATAAGGATAACGAAGCAAAGGCCAATTTTCCCAGGTATTTCGGTTGGGCATCCTGACGTTAGTGCAGGTACTTTTGGCGCTGTTGTTTATGCCGAGGAAACTGAAGAACAGTTTGATCAGAACAATTGGTCATGGTGGGATAAATTTATCATCGCTGTTTTGAAGTGGCTAGGGCTTGTATCAGAAAGTCAAATGTCAATGCTTTCGTTCCCAGTGACTAAAACAAAGGCATATATCTTGAGCAATAATCACGTTCTGGCTAATGAGAATATGGCCAAAATTGGCGATGCTATTTGGCAGCCGGGAAGCTATGATGGTGGAGGCAAAAACGATGAAGTTGCAAAGCTCACCGAATTTGTACCAATCAGCAACAGAAAGCCAAACAAAGTTGACGTTGCCATTGCAGAAATAACAGTTGATTACAATCCAGCCATATATCAAATTGGCGTACCAAAAGAGCCGAGGTATGATCTTCAAGTCGGGGAATATTTACAATACTCTGGAAGGACATTAGGATACAAAAAGGCAAAGATCATCGCAACTGACGCCTACACTGAAGTTGAATACGACATGGGCGTAACTGAATGGGAAGGCCAAATAATTGTAGGTAGATGTGATGATGGCTCACCATCTTCTGAAGGCGGCACAAGTGGATCGCTTTGGCTTGACATGGATAAAAGACCAGCTGGAGTTTTGTATGCAGGATCAAATGAAGTAACTTGCATAAATCCTATAAAAGCCGTCCAGGAAGCGCTAAAGACAAAGATCTATTTTTGAGTATTTTTACTCAAATTTTTATTTATTGAGGGATTTTACTTGAAATACTGTGGCTTTGACGTTGCAAGGATGGGTAATGATTATTCAGTGCTAACCAACATCACCGTTGAGGAAAAGGTGAGAGTTGATAGGATTGACTTCTTTTCAAAGATTGAACTCATGGAGCTTTGTGGGTGGAGCATTCAGATCTTCAAGAAAATGTTCCCAGACAAAATACCAGTTGATATAATTGGAGTCGGTGCAGGCGTTCACGATAGATTGAAGGAGCAGGGATTTCCAGTTGTCGGCGTAAATGTTGCAGAGTCTCCGTGCCGCAATGTTGAAGATTTCAAGAACAAAAAAGCTGAAATGTATTGGAATTTGCGTGGCCTTTTTGAAAGGGAAGAACTTGAAATACCGAACATCCCTCACAGGAACAAACTTGTTGCAGAGCTTTCCAAAATGAAATACACTTATGACAGCAAGGGGAAGCTCCAGATTGTTGATCCTGAAGATAAATCTCCAGATTTTGCGGATTCTTTGGCACTTGCATGCTATGGCCCTATAATTAGCGCCAGGGTGCCGGGAGTCGTGATGTTTTGAAAGGCCGAAGATCCAAGTTCACAAAACAGCAGATCGCCATGTGCAAAAAGCATCTTGAAGATGGGAAATCCTTGAGAAAGACAGCACAAGAATTAGGGCCAGATTGGAATCTTCAAACAGTAGATTATTATAAGAAAAAGTTTGCTAAACAATAGTAAAAGTATTAAAGAAAAAGGCCTTTTCTTTTAATAGAAGTTGGGAATGTTAAAGGATCCTTTAATTGGAAACTTCAATCTTGACTTCTATGAGTTTCCCATCTTCAACGGCGTGAGTGTAATAAAATTTGCTCTTTTGAAGATTTTGTATTTCTTCAGGGGTCAATTTAATAGTTTTCATTTAATCTTTTCTCCCTTAGTGCTTTTACTCTTGCGTAGTGTATCTTGTGGGATTCCACAGTTCTTTCTCCAAGTGCTTCAAAAACGTAGAGATTGCTTTCCCCATAGGTGATGTTAAAAAAATCTACCAGGGCTTTAAACGTTTCAAAACTGTGCTGCACCCTTCTAATCTCCTTTGTTGAGTCTCCAATGATCCTCATTATCCAAAATTTTCCTTCGCCCAATCTAACATCAAACTGTATTGTATCTTCTGGAAGAAGTTGATAGTCCTTGAATGTTGACAACAAAAATCCTGCCGTGTTCCTAAACTCAATCATTTGTTATCACCATGTTTTACTACAACTATATAGTATATATACGTTACTATACACGAAAAGGATATATACCATTGATTGTATTCAATTATGGTGTTTATCGTGCCAGAAACAAAAGTATGGTGTGCCGGAAAACAATGCGGCTTTGTTGCCGCAATTGAAGACCTGGACGAAGCCCAGGAAGTTTTGAACAGCTACAGAGGTCTAGGGAAAAAGGCATGTGCTGTTCACAAAAGAGGTGTTGCAAGAATTTACGTGGAAACGGAGGCGGACTAAATGTGCATGAGCGAATTGGATAGGCAAATTGCTGCATTGGACAGAATGGACAGAGATGAACTAAGATCCGCTTGCGAAGATCAAATTTTGGAAATAGTGGCCCTAAAGAGGGAACTTGATGCTGCAAAGGCAGAACTTGTTGATGTGAAGGAAGTCAAGAATGATTATGCCAAGATTGTTCTTGGTGGTCTTGTGAAAGTGCATGCAAAGGAGAACATTCCATGAAAAAATTTATTCCTTATTTTCCTTTTGACGAATATTTCCTTGAAGAAGACGATGACGAAGATTTTGGAACTGGATTTAGACAATACGTAAACAGAAGGTGGGCAGAGGAGGCTGATGCTTAGTGCAACAAGTAGAATTCAACTCTCTTGATGACCTTATTCCTGGAGAAGAAATTTTGAAATACAAATGGTATTTTCCATCACGTGAAGAAGGTGAGAAAGTTTTTGTTAAAGCCGGCTATTATGACTTGAATCAGATTGTTGGCCTATTGAGAAAGTTCAGAAACGACCCTGTGACAATCCATTATATAGCCGATATGCTTGAAATTTAATTTTTTTATTAATTTTAGAAAAGATATATAAATTTTTTTGACAGTTTATAGTATTTCATCTGGTGAAATAAAATGGAGTATTGATATGACGTTTTTTCGACCAATTTAATCCCATTGCGCTGACAAAACAGATCGGCGCAATGAAATCCCAGATTGATGAACTTCAAAAACAGATGTACCTCACAGGTAGCAACGGCAATTTATATCTCACTGAGAGAACGGATCCTATTTTTGAAGAAATTACAAAAGAACAGGTCTTGCAATATTGTCAAAGATCGCCATTAGTGCAGCCGGTGCATAATGCGATCATCAGGGAAATAACGAATACGCCTTGGGAAATTAAACCACTTTTCAATTACAAATGCGTTGTTTGCGAGGAAACTTACGATCAAAAACCTGAAGGTGAAAAATGTACTTGTGGCGGGGAACTTAGGGAGCCGGACCCAAAGCAAAAGAAAGTATTTACAAAATTTATAGATAATCCTAATCCTGAAGTGGACCTGTATGAACTAATTAGATCCTATTTGAAGTGGGTACTTTCAATTGACGATGGGTATATCTCGGTTAGTTATATTGGCCGGAACAAAGCCGGCAAGATGATCGTCTCAAAGAAGCCCTTGGGATTGTTTGTTGAAGATGGATTGCATATCCAAAAGATTGAGCAGGGCGATGACAAATATGGGTATTTTTGCCCGATCTGCAATCTTGAAGATCACGAAGATAGCTTTTCAGAGGAGATGGGTATATGCAAACATCACAATATCCCGCTCTGGGAAACTGCATATGTTCTGGTACAAGGCAGCACTATCGCAAGACGCTATTCAAAAAAGGAAATTATTGAAGGCCACTTCAACAGATTGCTACCTGATAAATATGGTACGCCAATCCTTTTTTCATGTTGGGACCAAGTCAAAACAGGAAAACAAATTGACCTTTTCAATCTTGGCACTTTTGAAGAGGGCAAACTTGGGAAGATATTTGCATTCTCAAACACCACACAAGCCGAAGTTGAAGCTATTGGGGGCAGAGTCAAAGAGTTGCAAGAAGCTGCAAGGAAGCTCAAGAAGAAGATCACCAACATGTGGTTGGCCTCTCCTGGAGATTTAGAGATAAAAGATGTTCTTGAAGATCCTTCCAAATTAGAGGCCTTGGAATGGCACAAATACTACCGAGACATTGTTTATTCATGTCACGGCGTAATGCCAGTGTTTGCAGGATCAGTTGAATCTGGAAAAGCCGGAAACAATCCTGGCCTTCAAATTGAAGTGCAGCACGACACGACAAAAGCTTGGATGAAAGTATTCACGGAGCCAGTCAACACAGTGTTAACGCCTCAGCTTAGTATAACCGATTGGTATCTCGACTTTGAAGAAGTTGAAATTGCTGATGATCGTGAGGATGCAGAGATTGAAAAGATTAGGGCCGAAACAGTTGCAATTTATCAAGCAGCTGGGTATGAAGTTGAATTCAATGACGATGGATCTTTGAAGCCCCCAAAAAAAGTTGAGAAAGAGCCGGAAGATCCGAAAGAAGATGCTAATTCCAAATTAGTAGAAAATGAGAAAAATACTAATTCCCAATTAGTAAAATCACAAAGACAATGGCATGCATATATCCCTGACAACTTCATGGATGAGCCTGAAAAGATTATGGCCGCTGTTGCAAAAAGATATGAACAAAATATTAACAATGTTTTTGAAACTTATAATATTCATGCAGACCGGAGCAGATTAATCCATGAGATTGAATCTGAAGTTGCTGACACGGCAAAGGCGCTTGATGTTACCCTCCGGCATTATTTATTCCCATTATACCTTGAATCTTATCGCAAGATCACAAGCGAATACACAAAGCTGTTCCAAAAAGCTGCATTAGATAGCCCCGATCCATATGCTCTGGCCCACATGCAGGAGTTTATGGGAAGGTATGAAACTCCATTTTTCAAGTCCTGGGGTGATAAGGAAAAGGCGAAGATCTTCCAGATCATCGATGAAGCCGCAGCAACAGGTTATAATTGGCAGACAGTGGCACGTGATCTGAAGAAGTATTGCAACA